GCCTGAAGATAGTATACAAAACAAACATCAATTAAATTTTTTTTCTAAAAATAAAAATAGTATTTTTTATAAAACTATAATATCATCTAATGATTATGGGCCATTATGTATAAATTTATATAATAATGTTCAATTAGACAGAGTAGCTCAAGTTTGGTCTATATATTTATTATCAGAACATTTAAAACTAGATTTAAATAATGATAATGAAATTATTTTTGAATTTGGTGGAGGAACAGGGCAAATGGTAGATGTATTAAAAACACTAGGTTTCAAAGGTAAACATATAGTATATGATTTACCTTTAATGACAATACTTCAAAGATATTTTGTAAATGAAAGAAATATAGATACAAAATATTTATTAGATAATGAAGATATTAAATTAATTGATGGAGCAAATTATTTACCATGTAATCAAAATGATACAGAAAAGAAAATAGTAAATTTTGATAATATTAACTTTATAGCTACTTATTCTTTAACAGAAACAGATTTAGAAACACATAATAAATTTGCAGAATATATAACAAAATTTAAACGTATATTAATTATTTATTGTCCAGAACCAGTTGCTGGTTTTGATAATATAGATAATGAAAAATATATTCAACAATTATTTAAAAAAATAGAAAATACTCACCAATGTTATTTTAACAGTAATTTTTCTGATAGTAAAATTTTTTCTGCTTTTAAAAAATAGTTTATATTATCTAAAATATAAATAATATAAAACTTTTAAGAATTTTAATTGTAATAATGGGTAATTATAATTCAATAAATAAAATTTCTTTTTATGATATGCAAACTATTATTACAAATAATAGTAATAATTATATTATAATAAATACATTAGAAGAAAATGAACAACAATGTTTAATAACTAATACATTAACTGCTAATATGGAATTACAATTATTTAATAATAATATACATAATTTTCTAGATAAAAATATTATTATATATGGAAAAAACTGTAATTGTAATAAGATTTATGATAAATATCAACAAATTAAAAAAATGGGTTTTGTAAATGTATATTTATATCAGGGTGGTTTATTTGAATGGTTACTATTACAAGATATTTATGGAGATGATGAATTTCCAACTACAATAAAAGAGTTAGATATTTTAAAATATAAAGCTGATAATATTATCAATAATTTTTTATTATTACATTAATATATAATGAATACTTCAAAAAAAAATATAATATTTAATTATTTAAATGATTTATCAGTTTCCCATGGTATAAATTTACAAGTATTATCATATTTAACAGCATTGGGTGGTTATATTAAATTTCCAAAAAATCATATAATTGTATTATTGATTATTTTATTTTTAGCTACATCATGGCCTGATATTATTACTTTTTATAGGGATGAATTATTCACAAAAGACAATAAAATGTTAGGTAAATTTGAGGCTTTTAAAGTTTTAATTACCGAATTAATTGTAATTATAATGTTAATATCTCCACTTATATTTATTTACAGTAAAAAAATAGCTATAGTTGTTTCGTATATTATTGCTATAATATTACTTTATATTAATAATCATATAAATATGAAATATAGTATGGAAGAAAATATACAAACAATTATTTTATACTTATTTATTTCTTATATTATTTATTTAATTAGTGAGTTGTTGATTAAAATTATCAAGTGATAAGTTTGCTAATTTATCCGCTTCACTATTTAATTTTCTATCAATATGATATAATTCATAATTATCAAATAATTTTAATAATTTTGAACATTTATCATATAATTCTTGTAAATTTGGAGAATTTACTTTATATTCACCTTTTAATTGCTTAATTACTAATTGTGAATCACCTTTAATTGTTAAATTATTTATTTTATTTTCAAAACACCATTTTAATCCTTCATATACACCCATATATTCAGCATAATTATTTGTATAATTATCACCAATATACTTACTACACTTATAAATCTCATAATTATCTTTATAAACTAAAAACCCTAATCCAGATCGTCCAGGATTTCCCCTAGATGCTCCATCAAAATATAATGTATATTCTTCTTTATCTAGATTATTATTTTGAATTTTTAAAGTAACAATACCTAGTTTCTTTAAATAATTTCCATAATGTTCAATATCTTCATTACCATTAATTATAATAATTGGCTTATCTTGTTCTAACCAATTTTCATGATAATTATGACATTTTTCTAAATATTCAATTGGAATATTTTCTCCTTTTCTAGAACGTTTAATAACGCGTTCATATGAAATATTTGGATCTGTTTTTAAATAAACTATTTCAATCTTTGGTAAATCTTTTAAAAATTCATCAAACCACATATTATAAATTTTAAATTCAATTTCACCAATTTTACCTTCATCAAAGAGCATTTGAGCGAAAACATTTTTATCAGTATGAACACATCTTTCTGTAATAATAATATCATAATCATTTTTCAGTGCTTCTTTAAGTAAATGAATTCTTGAAATATATGCCATCATTTGAAAAGGAAATGCATATTTTTCTTGATTAGCATAATAACATTCAATAATATTTTTACCTTCTGTGTTTTGAACATTATTCCAAATATCTACCGGTTCTTGAAGAAAATGAATTTTTGAATTCTTACTATTTGTTTTACAATATGTTTCCAATTCCTTAACAAATGTAGATTTACCTGAACCAATATTACCTTCGATGGAAATAATACGCGTCATTAATAATTATATTTTATTATTTTTATAATTATTAATTATCAATTTTTAATTTTATAAATAGTAATTAATTAATATTTTTTTCATTATCATCATCGTTATTAGTAAATTTAAATACTAGTCTTTGATTTTTTATAGGCATATTTTCTTTATCTTTTAATTTTTGTTTAATCACTTCTATATTATCTTCATTATTAATTGTTTCTTCAATAGAACCATTTTGTCTTTTTATTATATTAACACGATCCATATGTAACTTTATATTATATTTAAACATTATTTAAAATAAAAAAATTTTTATTTATATCATATTTTTATAATTTTTTAGAAAATATTGAACCTTTATTTCTTGTAAAACTAAATCCATAATATTAATTTTGCTACTCTTTTGTAAATTTTTTTCTTTTTTATAAGGACGTAAATTTTTCCAATTAAAACATTCATTTACTTCTTTTAAATTTGACAAATCAAAACTTGAACAAGGTTTAACATGATCAATATGCCAATATTTTCCATAATTTTCAAATGTCATATTATCATATAATTGAAATTCTATCCATTTTTTAAAATAGTTTGAACTACATTCTATATATTTCCATGTTCTATTTGTTTTTTTATTACATTGCGATTTAAATGCGATATATATTCTATTTCGTAATCTTTGTTCTAATTTAAATTCAATATCTGTTTTCATTCTTTCAACTTTATATTTATTAGTTTGCTTAATAGTTTTTTCACGATTATTTTGATAATATATTTTTCTTTTATCAGAATTACATTCTTTACACATAGAACGAATAGTGCCTTTACATTTTGCAATATAAAAATTATCTAATGTCTTTTCTTTATTACAAATAGAACATAATTTATTTTTTATTGGGTCAATTATAACATTAGCTATTTGTAATTTTTTTTTATAATATCTTTCTCTTTCTTTTTTATTATTTTCTACAATAGATTCTGGATTTTTTTTACGTCTTTCTCTTTCATATTCATTTTTACAATTTTTACACCATCTTTTTCCTTTGACTAACTCTTTTTCTATATTACATTTAGTACACTTCATTATAAGTAGAATTATAAATTACTTTTTATGTTATATTTATATGTATATTTATGTTCGTGAGGTATTTATAATTCAAAAATATATTATTGAATATATATAAATAAATTTTAAATCATTTATATATTATGAATTTTTTATCAAAATTACCAGAAGAAATTATTTATTATATAATTGATAATACAAATATTACATGTCACACTTGTAAACGAAAATATAATATATATTTCTATAAAAAACAAAATAAATATTATTATTGTTCTAATATTTGTTACAATTTTATATAATAATTTTATGTTATAAATTATTGTTGTTGATTAGTTTTCATTAATTCTGTTACATACATACCCATATTTCCTACAAAAAATTCATTACCAATATGAACTAAGTTAATTGTTAAATCAGCATATACTTTTCCTTCTAATTTATTCCAGTTTTCACAAAACAAATAATCTTCTGATAAATAATGATTATCTACAATTTCACAATCAAAGAAAGCATATAGATTATCTTTTTCTTTATCGGTTTGACAACATCCAATATCATCTACATATTTTTTGTTAGGATAAAACTCTTTTAACTGTTCAATAGCTTCTCGTTTAATCATCATAAAACCTGTTGGAATATGTCTTAATTCAACTAAACCATTTTCTATTCTATTCTCTCTAGATTTATAATTTAAATTGTAATTTAAAAGCTTTGAAACTTCTTCTGGAGAATTAACATTATTCACTTTGTTCCAATGATACTTTTTTTGTGGATAAATCCCTCCAATAATATCTTTATTGTGTAGCATTAATTTATATACATCCATTGGATTCCAAACTATATCGGCATCTATAAATAAAATATGTGTATAATCTTCTAAAGCCATAAACTTAGCTACTAATGTATTTCTTCCGCGGGGAATTAATGATTCATATCCTAAAAATTCTATTTTTACTTCAATACCTTTGCTTTGTAAAAGTTCTTTAGTAGCAATTAAAGCTGTTACATAATTTGTAAAACATTTTGCTCCATAACAAGGGGTTCCTATAAATAATTTCATTATACTAGTATTTTCTTTTATTTTTTTATATAATTTATTTGTTATATGTATTATATTAATTTATTTATAAAATTTATCTATAATAAATATCTATCATTTTGAAACCATGATATAATAAACCTATTATTGCTATACCTCCTAATATTCCATATACAAATTTTGGTATTTTACATTGATATATTGCTATGTATAACAAAAATGGCATAATTATTAAAGCGTGAAGTGCATATATATAAAAATGAGTAATATCCATATAATCTATTGAAATATATTATTATAAAAATCATATTAATTTATCAATAATTTCTCTCATTACAATACCTCTATCACTCCATTTACAATTATTTTTTATATAATTATATTGCTCATCGAGATGTTGAATATTATAATTTTTATGATAATTATTCACAATATTTACTGTATATTCTATAAATTTTTTTTTATAATTATCATTTACTTGGTCATATTGTATAGGATTTCTAACAGCATTATTTATATGATATTCTTCATCTAATACATTTTCAATTAATGGATTAAATATATTTGCAAATCCATTTGAAGTTTCTGCTAATGCTCCTAAATCAGATGTTACAACATTACATTTATGTGCCATACATTCTAATAATGAAGTGCAACATGTTTCGGGATATGTATTTGGATAAAACATAATCATCGCTGTTTTTAAATGTTCAAAAAGTATATTTTGTGGAACAGAACCATAAAATTCTATATTGCTATCATCTACTAATTGTTTAAAAAAATCCTTGTAATATATATTATGACCGTTTGTTAATAAAGTATCAAAATTTTCTTCTGTGTATGGTTTGAATTCTTCTTTATTAAATTTATCATTGAAATCTCTATTAAAACATGAAAAAACCTTTAATTTAATATCTGGTATATATTTTTTAATTTCCTGAAAAAGATAAAATGCTATTATTAAACCACGATAAGGAGCACTAATATATACAATCTCCTTTTTTTTCATATTTATATTAACTGGATTTGTAAAAACATTTAAATTATCTTGAATACCATTTTGTATAACATTACATTTGTTATGCGATAATTTATATTTTTGTATAAATCTATTTCTTTGCCATTTACTAACAAAAACATAATTATCAACTAAATTTAAATTATGAATAGTTTCAAAACTGTTTTTAACTAAATTAATATTTATATCATGATGCATCCACATTATAGTTTTTAAATTTTTATTATTTATTCTATAATTTGCTAATTCTTCATTAATTAATCCCTGTAATATTAATAAATTTGGATTTATTTTTTTTATTTCTTCCAAATCTATTTTTTTATATGATAAATTATTATTAACTATAATATTTTTTTCAGATTTTGTCATAACAGTTACATTATAAAATTCTGATAAATATTTTGCCATATAATAAATAGCAGACTGTGTTCCACCAATTGGTTTACTATCAATTGTATCATAACTCCAATCAGTCATATCTATAAATAAAATTTTTTTATTGACATTATCATTATTTATATTTACATCATAATGTATTGTATTTTTAATTATATATCTATAATAGTTCTCTATAATTTTCTTGTCAAAATTATCATTTATAAAATAATGATGAGGTATTATTTTTAATTTTTCACATTCTAATTTTTCTATATTTAATTCTTGTTTAATTTTATTTGCTATTTTAATATCATGATCTACTTGAGAATTTTTTGATACACTTACATCATTAAAAGTATTATATAAATAAATATATGGATCATTCACTGTATATATTTTTATATTATCCAACTCATTAAAATTATTTTTTTTATATAAATTATAAATTAATAAAAATGTATAATAATCATCATATAATTGCATATCTTCATCGAATAATTTTTCATAAATTTTAAAAATTTCTCTATTTAAACAAATTAATCTATAAGGAGTTGCTACTATATCATTATAACCAGATGACATATTTGCTACATTTTTTACTTCATCAAAATAATAATTTATATTAACATCATAACTATTATTTATATGAGTTAAATTATTTTTCTTCTTTAATTTTGTATTACCAGCCAAAAAAAATACATCAAAATTTGTTTTTTCTCTCAATAAATTAATTCTTTCTATTGCTAATGGATAATAAAAATCATCACCATCTAAAATTAATAAATAATCATATTTGATTTCTCTTTTAAAAATTTCCAATAAAGAATTATGTCCTTTTCCTGGTTTTCCATTGGATTCTGTTCTAATTATTTTTTTTAATTTATCATATTTATGATTTTTAAAATATTCCATAACTTCATTATAAAATATTTCATTTAATGTATTTACCACTATAAAAATATCATAATCTGTAAAATTTAATTGATTATTTACACTTTCAAAACAAAGTTTTAATAAATCTATCTTTGAAGAACATAATATTGTTAATAAGTATTTAACCATATAATATTTATTATTAAATTAATATTATATTATG